CAGAAACTTTGCGTCATCTTCCTCACGTTTTTGAAATTGTATAAACGCATAATACGCAACTAAGATACGTCTCTCAATTTCTGGCTCTTGCGCTAGTCGTTTCTTTAAATCTCGCTTTTCGACAATGCTTTTAACGTCTGCTACTTCATCAGGGAACAGGTCAGCCGACTTGATAACTTTAATTGCCCTTTTTAAAGTTGCCTTTTTAAGCTCGTCTTTTCCTTGCTTGTTTTTGTCTGGGCCGTATCGTTCAGCCCAATCTTTATTCCAACCGCCAGCACCGACAACTGTTGACGTTTCCATACCCCAACGAGAAACGCCCCACTTCGATGCGCCCCACATTAGTTAGCTTCTTCGATAACCGTTTCCATACCCACAGGCTGACCATTCTCATCACGCACAATTCGTTTCGGTGCGGTAAGAGCTTGGGCAAGTAAAGCCATTTGAGTATCTTGCGCTTGCTTTGCTGTCTCGACAGCTTCTGATGCTATACGCCTGTCCTCTTCAACGTCATCTGCGTTGCGTAGCCCTTTGCTTGCCAGATCATCAAGACGGTTCTTGCGGTCAGTTGTCATTTTAATTTCTTCTAAATCAAAATCACTTTGTGCCTGCGCCGCCTTTAAGTTTAACTCCATCTCTTTGAGATCAAGCTCACGGTCTTTTTGTTCAGCAATCTTTGCGTCAACTTCTCGCTCATGTATCGCCTTGGCTTTTTCTAATTCCATTTTCTGAACGTCAGTTAGGCTTTGATTTTTTAACGCCTCGTTCTCAGCTTGGAGCTTCTGCATCTCTTGGGCAATGACTTGCTGTTGCTCTTGCATTTGAACTTTGGCTTGCTCAATTTGCTGTTGCATTGCCATAACTTCTGGATTCTGACCTTCTTGGTCTGCTTCCTCTTCCTGCCTCATCTCAGGCGGTAACAAATGCTTTAGGCGTTTTGCTAATTTATCACTGCCTACAAAGTCCATATGCTCTAATAAACTGTCTCCAAGAAAAGCCGCCGCATTTGGAACTTGCTTCATAATCTCAATAAGTGTCTCACGGGTTTCTTCGCGTTGCGTTGCAAAACTTGGCCCACTGGATACAGTAACGTCATAACGACCAACAGATAAATTATACAACGCTTTCTCTCCGTTAAGACCCTTCTGGTAAGCTCCACCAGCCTGTTGTGTAAGGTTTATAACTTCTTCAGCACGATCCTCACCCAATATGCGAATGGTTTCTTGTGGGCTGTATACGCTTGGGATAATTTCTAGGAGGCAGTTACCAGCATACTGAATAGCACGATTGAGGTTATCAAGAAAATGAAAGTTTGATACGTCACCTTGTCTCTCCCTCGCTAGAATTGCCCTGCCTGATGTCTCGTTTGATCTCGCACCTAGTGAGCTATCAAAAATGCCCGTAATTGCCTTCATGTCATCGTTGGAGTTCATTGCTTCTTGCAATGCACCTGCTGGAACCCCAGCAAATGATTGACGCTGTGGAACACCGCCTGCGGCTGGGTCATATTCTAAATGACTGTGAGAACGGGTATTTGCACTTGCCCACTTTGCCTCTTGCCCCTTTGGGATAAAACCCTTCGGGCCGACCCAAGGTGACTTCGGTGCTAGTGCAACCAGTTCAGTAGATGCGCTACGCCAGAAGTTAAACATCATCTGGCTATCTTTTGCATCTCTGATCATTGACTTGAACGTGCGCTTACCATCAACAAATATTTCGTCACCCCAGACAGGGCAAATTGGTATCATTGATCCCGGCCAGTTATCTTCCTCTAAAACCTCAACGCCATTTATGATGCGCCTTGTGACATCGTGGTACATCGATTCACGCTCTTGCCTGACCTCAATACCAGATGCGGAAATAAATGCGTTAGCTAACTCCTCATCGCTACCACCTTGGACGGTCATATCAATGCCACCATCCTCAAAGAACTTCTTTGCCATGATTGGAAGCTGATCTTCACGAACGGCCTGCGTTTCCATTTGCCCAGTTTGAGGGTTCATAACAGCAATCTGCAAGAGCTTGCGTTTCTTTTCTTCTTTTAGCCAATACTCCGCAATTCTGATATGGTCATCGTTAATCCACTGCTCTGCGCTGTCGTCTCTCGTATCTCCATCAAAGGCAATCATCGAGCCTTTAGGATAAATCTTTTTGTATTCCTTTTTATTCATAAACTCAGAGACAAATGCGTACTCCCAATCGGACGCATCAAACGCTGTTGAACTTGTGTCCCAGTGAACCATCAATGGATTCGGTATGCGGTCAATTTTTGCCTGCAAAGAAAAACTATCTTCATTTGCCCAATCAATGCTCAATCTAAAAAAGCCAAAGCCACCTGTAACAGAATGATCTATCGCAGTGTCATAAGCTACATCTGCATTAGATACTCGCTCGATTGATCTTAACAAACCACCAATAACTTGTGCCGTCTCTTCGTCAGCCCCGTTGTCTACGGGTGAAACTTTCATCGATGGTTTATTTTGTCTGCTCTCGTTTACCACCGCCCGTATTAAAGCTGGGAGTTTGTTTATAACGAGAACTGGACGCCCCTCTTGCCGTCTTTGCTTTTTAACAGCGTCAGGCCATTGGTCATTTAATCTTGAGAACTTCCAATCGGCATAATAGTCTTCACGATTGGCCTCAGAGCCTTCTTGCGATACAGCAAAACGATCTTGAGCGTCTTTGATTACTTCGTCTGTTACATCTACCATTAGCTTCCTAACCATCCACCTTCTTCAGCGTAGTTATAAAATTCTTCTGTTGGTTTCCCACGCTCAGTCGTCATGCCGGGAAACAATTCTGTAAACGCCCAGATCATCGCTTCAGCCCTGTCGGGAGACTTTGATCCCTCATACCCACTGCTCGTAAACAAACAAAGCTGGTCTTCTAACTCTGGGAAACTTCCCACATGGCTAATCCTATTTACAGGATACAGCGCACTGATCGGCTCTGCGCGAACGTGCTTGCCTCTTGTTGCGTGAACTTCAGTAACTGGCAGTCCTCGCCTTATCGTTTGAAGGGTATGACGGCACATATCACCGCCTTGATTCTTCTCAATAACGACTTGATCCGCTTCCCACTTGTCGAACATTGCAACGGCTCTTGTTGCCCATTGATGTGGTGATCCATGACAGCTACCATCTTCCAATAAGTAACCATGACCATTCCCGTCAACACCGCATACCACAATTCCATGTTCGTCTGAATTTTCTGTGTCACTTACCGCTGGGTCAACTGCCACAACGATACGCTCTAAATCATTAGGGTAACTATCACGCCTATTGTCGTGAATAACTTGCCTACTCCAAATTGCCCCGATTGCTTGTGGCTCAAACTCACCTTCCCAGATATGGGAATATCGGTCAGGGTTATTCTTCTTGTCGAATAAACGCTCCTCCTCTAATTCATTTGGGAAGAACTGGTTGTTAAAGTAATTTGCTTTAATAACGATAGAGGACTCTGGTATCTCTTGGCCTCTAAGTAATCTGTCTACACTGTCGCTTGCGTTTCTTGGGTTCCAAGAGAACCACAACTCCGAACCGGGAGCGCGAATGGTTGGCCTTAATAATTCTAACGACCTCTCCGATAATGTCTGGGCTTCCTCGCACCAAGCTACATTGTAACCTTCCAGAGATTTTATGCTTTCCGCTGTATGGTCTTGCATACCAACAAAACCAATTAATCCGTTGCCAGGTGTTTTTATTTGCGTTGCTTGTACTTCAAACTTGCTGCCTAAACCTAAACGTTCAATCGTATCAGCTATGAGTCTCAAGGCACTTTCTTTGAGCGACTTCTGAACTTCTCGAACACACACTGCACGAAAGCCCTCTTCTTTTGCAGCCCTTATAACCAACATAGTTGCAAAGTTATGAGACTTGCCAGAACCTCGACCACCCCACGAACCTTTGTATCTTCCCTTCTTTTCCCACAATGGTTTAAAAACATCAGGAACAATAAACTCAGTCATTCAAATTTAATCTGTATGTCTATTGCGTGATCCACCTCACCCGAAAGCTCCACGCTAGATAAATCTGGAAGCGTTTTCTTTAACAATCCAAGGGCCACAGTAATTTGATCTCTGCTCATTTGAACTGGCTTGCCCGACTGTGGGTCAAGATCATTGTTTGCAAACATATTCAATCTGTTAACTAACTGACTGGTCTTTATTTTGTCCCTCGTATGTGCGTCATGCTTTGGGTTTAATCTTCGTGCCATCAGCTTCTCCCCACAAAGACTGTTTCTGCAAACAAGTCATTGTCAAAGAGACCCCAAACGCAATTATCTTTTCCTGTCGTATTGCCGAACCATTTCACTCGACCAATACTGATAATTTTTTTACAGCTTACCATGAAAGGTATTGCTTGCTTGGTGTGCATCCAATCGGCATCGAATAAAAGCCACGTTGGTTTTCTCACCCGAAAGAAATCAATTAAAGGATGTAATATATTTCGATCCCAAGGAGGGTTTGTTATTACATATTCTGATTTTATATTTCTGACTTCAGTAAAATCTTTTTTTATTATTCCTTCATGTTGCGGTTCGATGTCACTTGCCCACAAACAATTCCCACCATAATATTCAAGGTGGTTGCACAACGCTCCATTACCAGCGCAAGGTTCCGCAAAAGTAAAATCTTGTGATAAATGTTTTATAAGCGGTTCAACTGCCTCTATCGGTGTTGAATAAAAATCTCTTTCTTTTCTTTTGAAATTTGATCGTTTGCCCATGTGAGAAGCCTTTCATTAAGGATGTTCTCTAGTGTACTGTGTTAAAAAGTTCGTCTTGCATTTCGGCATAGCTTACAAGCATCACACCTAATTTTGCTAAGACCTCGCTGATCTCTTCGATGTTATAATTCTCATCGATAAGTTGTGAGAAAATATCTGACGCTATTTCGTCACCATTCTCTAAAACTTCTTCGATTTTTATAATTTTGTCCATGCTCACCTCATTCAATAGCCTCTCGCCTAAATCTCTAGTTTAAAATATTTCTGTTACCGATAGATTTTGCGTAGGCTAAACGTAAAAAACCCCACATTACTGCGAGGCTTTAATTCCAAATTCTAGGCATAGGTGTTGCGATGCGCTAATTATCGTTCTTTTAAATTTTATGCGCAATACTTAAATGAACTTTTTTAATTTTTTTACAACAAAGATAATATTGCAATAATAATATCAATCATTTTATTTTCCTAATAAAGTTGAAGTGATTTCTTAAACATCTCAAAGTCAATTTTCTCGCCATCCATAATGCACCGCATGATGCTACAAAAATTTTTATACCCAAATCTTCTGACAACCTTGTTCGACCATTCCCGATATAATTTGCCCTCTTTTGGCTCTGGATTATTTGTAGAGCCAACCCGACCCGTTGAGCTATAATCTTTAACTTTGTAATCTATATTACCAGAAGTGACTTTTTTCCCTACTCTTATTTTAATAACAATCTCTTCTAACACAGCATTTAATTTTCCAGATGCTGCCCAAATTAAAATCGGGTCTGGATGTTTACGAGCATGATCTAAAGTCTCTGGCGTAGTAAAGCCATGATTTTTCTCCGACTGCTCAGTTTTGTCTTCATCCAATATATTTACTCTTTTTCCCAAATTTTTAATTGATGTTTACTCACAGTATTTTTATGCTCGTCTTTCTCAAACGGACATCCTTCAATGTTGCACGGCATAGTGTGATCTTCTGGCACTGGGGTTTGATGCCTGCCAATTAATGAAATCTGGCAATGATCGCAAATGCCCACGACTTTTAAATTTCTCGCTTTCCGTCTCAGCACATCTAAATTGCCTTCATCTACAGCTTTTAAAACTTGTTTTACGTAATAAATAATTGCTTTAGGATTATTAATTCCAGACATTCGTTGCATGAAATGTTTCACTGCCAAACGATCTTTTTTCAATCTCGTCTTCAAAAGATAATTTTCTTCTCGCAATTCTTTGCTTATTTTTTCACTTAACTGCGTTCTACTCACGAAACTTTCCTTGCCACATTCTCAAAATTAATATTGCCTTTGCTTTGCCGTAAAAGATTATTGTTTTTCCACTCAGCAATTTTCTCGCTAGGAATCGTTATGTCTAATTCAGCATCAGGATTTTCTCGTAATATTTTTACAGCTTGCCCAATCAAATATTTTCGAGCGTCTACAAAAAAGCCTTCCCTGTAAGCCCGTAAGTTTTTATCAAGTTTTTTGTTAGCGTAATCGTGCGCTTGATTTGTTCTTTTGACTGCCCTCATTTCATCGCTGTCAGTTTCTATCGGCTGGTCATACCCCCCTAGTTTTTTACAGGCGGTAATAAACTCACCGCTGGAAGGCCAGTTTTTATATTTGTGGTTTTTCCTTACCGTGTGAAACGCTTGCTTTAAAATCTCTTCGGAGAAATTTTTAAGGTCATCAACGTAATCGCCAATTATTATTTCAAGATTCCCATCTGGTGCTTTCCAACCGCGCTCTTGCATCGGTGAGATAATGCACTTTTTTACTTTTGATTTAACTTCTAAACTATATAAACTACTCATAATAATTCACTTTCAAAAATTGCCGTAAATATCTCAGATGCTACCTGAGGAACAATCGCATTGCCCAACGCTTTCAGCCTCTTAGCCCTGTCCTTCTGCCCTTTAGTCACTCTTGGGACTCCTCGTTCCCAACCTTCGTCCACCCAGGTGGATAGCCTTGGAGTATTTCTACCCAATCGGCTGAAAGTTGGTGATCGTTTTGATGCGTCCTCACTGCTTCGTCCAGATTGGCTTTGTATGTCGGACTGCCCATAAACCTGTTTTTCACTGCTCCCTTGGAATTTGCTGAACTCGGTGTCGGCCACATCTTTTGCTCTTCCATCACTACTTTTTGTCCGAGTGTCGCTAACCCTGGGTTCTTTATTCTTGATGGTGGTACTGTGCTTCCATCTTTGTAATCCCGCGCTCTGGGTGTCGGCCACATTTTCTCCGCATGGTTCACCGCATCCCTCAGCTTCACGCCCCACCTCACCCCTTCCTTGTTCTTCCGACTGAAGCTGCCGTTCTGAACTATTCCCCCCTCCACATCCGCTGCCCTTGGTGTCGGCCACCATCCGCTGTTCATGCTGGGAGCCATCTGGTTCGCCTTGGCTGTGGGCGTATGCAATAATCCAGACTCTTTGGCGTCTGTGCGGGGCGTTTTTGGAGACAGCTCCAAATACGAGCGGCCACGCATGGTAACCTTCATTTGAAAGACTAAGTAACACCTCGTCGATTCCCATTGAGAGGTGACCAACAACATTTTCAAAAACGCATACATTGGGTCTTGTTTGCTTAACGATTTCAAGCACCCACGGCCAGATGTGACGGTCATCTGCCGTGCCTTTGCGCTTCCCAGCTTGGGAAAAGGGTTGGCAAGGATATCCCGCTGTGAGGATTGAGACTTTACCGAAGTCTTTGGGGAAGGTTTTGACATCTTCGTAGATTGGGACGTTAGGCCAGTGCTTTCCGAGGACTTGCTGGCAGAACTTGTCTGGCTCACAGAAGGCGATTGTGGAAACATCTCGATTTGTTCTTCGTCCAGCGTCTGCGATTGCGAGGGCAAATCCTCCGATTCCGCTGCAGAGGTCAAGATGTGTGATTTCTCCATTCATATTGCCTCCAGTATTTTGTTGACCTCATCAGATCGGTCAGGTTTTTCTTGAGAAAATTCAATTTTTTTGTTCAGCCAAGTTACACCAAAGGACATTCGGCAGGATTTTATTTCTGTTCCTTTTTCAATATGCCAAGCTTTCCACAAATTAAATTCAGTCGGGATGTTCAAAGAGGGAAATTGTTTCGATAATTCAGTGTTCCACTTTTCTGGTAAAACTAAATCTTCAGAGAAAATTATTTTTGGCTTAATCTTCTCTTCTCTTCTCTTTACTATATTCTCTTTCTCTTCTCTTCTCTTCTCTATGTCATCAACTTGATATCCTTCTGATATCATCTTGTTATCATCTTGAATAATCCAATGATTTAAGTGGCTTATAGATTTTTCAATAACTTTGATATCTTTACGTAATCGAAATGATATAGTTTTGATATCAGGGAGATATCCATCTGTCTCAGAACCCAATAACCATAATTCTACAAGTATTTTTGCATCGATTGGTTCTAAATTTGCCCACTCAATATCATTCAATAATCCGCGATAAACTTTGATCCAAATTGGGCTTCTATCTTTGAAATGTTGAAAGTCATTCCAGTTTTTAATTTTATACATTGTTGATCCTTAATTGCGTCAGATATTCGGCTTCCGATTTTCTCTGACAGGTTGCACAAATATCCACGCCACCTACTCTTATTATTTCTGTTGTCTCAGTTTCAGTAATTTCACAGAAATGCCTTCTGATTATTTTTTTTGGTTGTTTATTTACGAATCCTTCCCCTCGACATTCGGGACACTTCATTTTTTTATAAGCTCTAAAAATACTTGTTCTGGGAGAACGAAAAACGGGTCTTGCCTGTCCTCTTTAATCACAAGAAAATCATTGTCCCCCAGTGCGTCTCGCCAAAATTTCGGAATTGCTTTTCTAGCTTTCACCTCTCCACAAAATGGGGCTGGCCTGCCAGCAACGTAGACATCTACGTCGTGTGATTTTGTTGCCCCAAATTGCCCACGCCTTGCATCTATTCGTTCGGCCTTATTCCCATTGTCTTCAAAAAGCTGAACAACCCATCGCTCAACGCGAGAACCTTTAATTTTTGCAGATCGACCACCCATCAAGCGTATACGTCCACACCTGTGGTTTTCTTGGGAGCAACTTCTGTCGGCTCGTCTTTTAACGGTCTTGTTCTAAAAAACCCTTCGTATTCTGGGTAGTCTTTCATAAACTTACGAGAGTAATATCCTATCTTGTCGTTAGATATTTTGAAGTCTCCAGCGTCTCTCACGACTGAGGTCTCCCATCGGATACGGTTTATAATAAACCAAGCCGACAATTTTTGGTGACCACTTTCAATCGCTTCGAAGGTGAAACGTTTGAACAGATTGTAGACATCAGGATGTCTTCCGTGCCATTCGACAAATTTTTGATAATTAGTTGGTTTAAAATTAATTTCAAAATTAAAATCTGTTTGCATCTTTTTCTCCTAAATTTGACAAGTTGATCTAAGTCGTGGTTTAATATACTAGCTATATTATTTATAACTAGTTTAACTAGATTAATCTATTAATTAGTAATTTGTCAACTAAAAGGAAAAAATGATGAACAACGTAAGAAAATTTAAGGACTACAAAAAAAATCAGCCATATAATAATTTTGAGAAAAGACACCCAGATTTGGCGCAATGGATTGCGTCAAAATCTAACGGCCCCTTTTTTAAATTCTGCCAAATGTTAGCTGAAGATATTAAAGAATCACATGATCAGGTCTCATCAAAACCATGCACTCAATATTTTTATTCAACACGCAATAGAAGAATGGTGGGTGGCGTTTTGATGGCAAATTTTTGGGAAGCAAATAAAAATAAATCGATGTCAATCGGTTCTCGTTTCGATAGTTTTTTATATATTGGAACGCCAAAAACAATCAAAACAATTTTAGATGAATGTGTTGACGGAGGGTTTGTTTATAAAGATAAACCACACGCAACAGCAAGACATTGGACTGCCAAGTATGTTTATTTCCCAACACCTATTATGATTCAAAGTTGGATTGCAATGGCTGAACAAAAAATAAACAAACTGCACGAACTTAACATCACAAAAACCATGGATATAATAAACAGTTGGGATAATAAAAATACGGATTCAATTTTAAATAATCATCCTCATCATGAACAATTTACGAATATGCTTCAGAGAGAAATTGAAAATATAATTGAATAGGGAATAATTCCCTAAGGAAAGTTTCCTTATAGACACGATTAAGAAAACTTAATATTTTATTAACTTGAACGAAAACAAAAACTGAGTTAATGAAATATGTTACAGATACTAGATAAATATCAACCAAGCGATACAGGGTACTACCCTAATGATAATATGCCAATAGAGAGAAGGCCAAAAGATTATGTTGAAGCCGCTGGCAAGAGATTGCGACAAGCAAGGCTTGCGCTTGGATTTTCGCAAAAAGATTTTTGTCAGTTATTAGATGTCAAAACGGGAATTTATAGCGCATGGGAAAATGGTAATTATTTAATTGATCCATTTATAGCGACAAAAATATCAAATGATTTTAACATTCCTATGGATTTCATTTATGGTGGAAAGAAAGATAATTTGCCTACGAAGCTAAGAGACTATTTATTTAATTAATTAGTTTTTTCTAGTAATAGTTGACATATCTAGGTAAACTAGATTAAACTCCTTATATCAACAGATATAGGAGTTTTTTTATGAGACAATTAGATGCAGTTAAAGTTAAAGATATTATTGATCAAGTTTATAATTTGATTGATCAAGCTGAGTCTAAATTAAAAGCCGCTGAAGATCACGGTGCAGATTTGGATTTCGCTGAAAATCATTTCCAAGAACTTTTTTTAACAATCAAAAACATTGAAGACGATTGCAATGAAGTTCTTCAAGAAGAGGCCGCGTAATGAGAAAAATATTACGCGAAACCAACTCCATAGAATTTGTCAAAGATTTTTGCGCCCTAGCCTCGATTTTTGGGGCTGGGGTCATTTGGCTATTTGTGGGCGAGGCTTTACTGCCATGACCGCAAATCAAATCGAACGAATTTTAATTATCAACCATAAGAAATATTATCAACTTTTAAAGGAAACGAAAAATGGCACAAGCAAAGAAACTTGAAGTAATCCCAACACCAATTACCCCAGTAGATATGTTGTCTACTGTAATTGAGCGAGGTGGGGACATTAACATTGATCAACTCACCAAGTTGATTGAGCTTAATGAACGCTTCCAGCAAAGCGAGGCACAAAAAACATTTAATGTAGCCATGTCGGAATTTCGCAGTAAAGTAACAAGCGTTAAAAAAACAAAAGAAGCCTTCAATTATTTTTACGCTGACCTCAATGAAATCGTTAAAACGATTCAGCCAGTTTTAAAAGAGTGTGGCTTATCGCATAGCTTTAGAACTAAATACGATGAGAATGGAATCCACGTAACGTGCGTTATAAAACACATCGACGGTCACGAAGAAAGCACGACACTCTCTGGTGGGCCAGATGTATCTGGTAGCAAAAATTCAATTCAAGCAATCGGAAGTTCAGTGACGTACTTATCTCGTTACACTTTGATGGCGATGTTGGGTCTTGCCGCAGTTGATGACGATGACGGTGCATCGGCTGATGAGAAAATGCCATTAGAGTTAATCACACCCGATCAAGTAAAAGACATTAAATCTAAAATAGAAAAAGCTGGGGTTACTGAGGATCGGATTACGAATGTTTGTAAGGTTAATAAAATTGAGGAAATACCAGCCGACTGTTTTGATAGCGTAATTAAAAAGCTCGACATAACTATTAAGGGGAAAAAATAATGGAACAAAGAACCCCAGAGTGGTTTGAAGTGAGGCGCGGTAAAGTTACCGCGTCCCATATGCGTGATGTCACATCCAAGGGGCGTGGCTCTCAACCATCAAAAACACGCGAAAGTTATATGACTAAACTTGCGGTTGAACGCCTAACGGGTAACGTTGGTGACAATTTTACCTCGCAAGCAATGCAAGACGGCATAGACCGCGAACCAGATGCGATATCAAATTATGAATTTTACAAAAATGTTGATGTTGATTTGATTGGTTTTGTGGATCACTTTAAAATTAAAATGTCTGGGGCTAGTCCAGATGGCTTAATTGGAGAGGAAGGCTTAATCGAAGTAAAATGCCCTAAAGCTACAACACACTTCGAATATCTTAAAAACAAAACAATCCCCTCTGAATATGTAAAACAAATGGATTGGCAACTTGCCTGCACAGGGCGTCAATGGTGCGACTTTGTATCCTTCCATCCAGACTTCCCTGAAGAGCTTCAGCTTCTAATTATTCGTCATAAAAGAGATGACCAAGCGATTAAAGAACTTGAGGAGGCGGTTCAGATATTTCTGGATGATTTAGATAAAACTGTTGCCGAATTAACCGACATGAGGACTGCCGCATAAACGCAAATGAATTTTTGAAAATGCTGTGTCTCATTATGGATATGTGCAAAAACGAAAAAGACTTAAAAGATTGGGCAAAAACAAACAGAAGTGAGTTTCAAAAAATACCGCCCAAGGAATTGGAATATTTTAGATTTTTATATAGCAAAAAACTGAAGGAGCTACGAGATGGAAAAATTTGAACACAAAGCTGGAAAAGGAAGTGTCTGGAAAAACGATGACAAAGGGCCAGCTTTTCGAGGTAGTTTTAAAGTACATCGCGCAGTAAATGAGGGCGAGATTTTAGATATTGGTCTCTGGAATAATGAGACAAAATCAGGGAAAAAATATTACGGAATTACCATTCAAGACGAATGGATAAAACCAGATCAGCCAAAGGAAAGTGTGGAATCAGTTCAAGGGAATGGGCAAGACCTTGATGACGAGATTCCATTTTAATTAGGCGGTGGTTGAGCGTGCAATAGGGTGCGTAAAAGACGTTGAGGGCCGCCATTCTTTCCTTCCCTCAACGTCACCTATCTGGGAGATCGCTATGAATATGATGATACCTAAATATGAATATGTGAGAGATAAAAAGTACAGAGAATGGATCAAGGAATTAAGGTGTAGTTTTTGCCTTACAGAGTATTTACTAGACCCTCACCACGTAAAATTCTTAGGGGGGCAAGGTAAAGGGGGCAAGGGAAAACAGCCCTGTGACACGCGAATAACCCCTCTCTGTAGGCCACATCATACGCTTTTACATAACTGGCCTGCCGGGGAGGAATCCATCTGGGAGATTTGGAGCAGAGACCCCAAAAAGATAATGGAAACACTCTGGGAGATTTGGAATAAAGATTGGCCCAGATTACAAAAATTAGAAGTAGCAGAGAACTTTTTAAAGGAACAAGGTTTCAACAATGGAAAATAGTACAATCGCAAAAAGATTTGAAGCGGCTGCCGAAGAATTTGCGGAAGCTCAAAACAAAAGCCTCCGAGCTAAAAATGAATTAAAAGCAATAACCTCAGTTATTTTTTTAAAGATGGCTGGCACGGTTAAAGAGCGAGAATGTCAAGTTGACATCGATGAAATTGTTGTTGCCAAAGAACTTGGATATGTAAACGCCCAGTGTGAGGAAAATCTAGCCAAAGCAAAAAAAGAATCGATGTCAATTTTATTTGAGGAATGGCGCACTGCTAGGTCAGATCGAAGGGCTGAGATGAATTTAAGATGATTGCTAAATTAAAATTGAAAACCTTACCTCTGACATTGAAAGAAGCAAATTTTTTTGTTTCGCAACACCACAGACATCATAAACCAGTTGTCGGGCATAAATTTAGTCTAGGAGCTTGTTTAGGTGAAAAAATAGTTGGCGTTTCTATTGTTGGAAGACCAGTCTCACGGCATCGTGACAATGGTTTAACTTTAGAGGTAACTCGTCTATGTACCGATGGGACGAGAAATGCTTGTTCTTTTCTTTATGGTGCGAGTGCTAAAGCGGCTTTTGCCCTTGGTTATAAAAAAATTGGCACATACATATTAAAAACAGAAAAAGGGGGAAGTTTAAAAGCCTCTGGTTGGAAAAAAATATCTGAAACAACAGGGAAGTCTTGGTCAGTGAAATCTAGACCAAGGGTAGATACTCATCCGTTGGAACCACGTTTTTTGTTTGAAAAAGATAAAACAATATGACCGACAACGTAAACCACCCCCCACACTATACCAATGGCGAGATTGAGTGCCTGGATGCCATTAAATCGGCTCTGGGGGCTGATGGGTTTAATGCTTACTTAAAGGGACAAGTCATTAAGTATCTGTGGAGAATGGATCATAAAGGCAAGCAAAAGGAAGACGCTGAAAAATCACAGTTTTACAATAATAAATTAGTGGAGCAATTAAATGAAACTTTACGCAGTTAGACTAGCAGACATAAAAGAGGCAGTTGGATTTGTTTGCGCTAAAAATGACGCAGATTTATTTTCGCTTGTTGATGAAATTATAGACCCCAATTTGTGTGAATATAAAATTATTGAATTTGGCGGTGGGATGTTTTTCTCAGGGAAGGCAAAAACTTTTCCAATCGATTTAGCTGATGAAGATAGTGTTATGGGAAATCTAGATTTATTGAGTGAAAATATAACAAATGATTGCTCAGAAAATGACGGGTGGGATAAGCCACCATTATCTTGGAATGTCTGAAATTTGACTGTAAAATGAAATGGGATTAATAATGAAACGAGGATTGAATAAAGAAGAGGCGGCAACTTACGTTGGGATCAGCAAAACCAAGTTTGATGATTTAGTTTCCGACAAGCGTATGCCTCCACCTAGATTAGCTGATACGAAAACAATCTGGGATATTCGTGAGCTAGACGATTTTTTTGAACGTTTGCCAGTTAAAGGTGAAAAACAAAAACTTTGGTATTAAAATGGATGCTAAATTAAAATATCTTAATTTTATAAAGATAGATAATTACAAATATGTTTATGTTCGAAGATATAGAAGAAATTGTAAAGCTATCAAAATAAATGCTCCCATAGGTTCGACCGATTTTCTCATTGAATATTCTGCCGCAATAGCAAAACAAGAACGAATAGCTAACGTACAAAAAGCACCAAAAGACTCCCACGATACGCTTAATTGGTTGTATGATAAATATGTGAAAAGTCCAGAATGGAAAGAATACGCTCCCAAAACACAAGAAACAAAAAAAGGGCGAAAGAAATATATTTTATCAGCAAAGCCCAGAGGCCAGACATTAGAATTTGGAGAGCAAGATTATACTTTGCTTGGAAGAACGCAAATGTATCAGTTAAGAGCCTACGCATTTGAAGTAAATGCAAGTGATACAAAAGATGGGGAATCGGGAAAAGCGAACAACTGGATGAAAGATTTAAGCGCATTGTTTAAATGGGCTATTCGCAGTGGAATTGCCCCTGATCATTTTTCAAATCCTTGTACTGGGTTAGGTAAACTTAAAGAAGGTTCTGGTTACCACACTTGGACTGAGCAAGAATTAAAACAATTTGAAGATTATTGGCCCCTAGGAACAATGCCTCGATTAGCATATGAAATTTTATATAATACAGGGGCTAGAGTATCTGATGCATACCTTTTAGGTAAAATGCATGAGAAGAGTAATATTTTAACTTGGAAACCGTTTAAAGGAAAAGACGAATATAAGAATGATGAGGAAGAAGATGAGGCACTTGAAGTCTCTATTCCAATTAGACCCGAACTACGCAAAGGCATAGATGCAACTCCTAGCGGAAATCTTGTCTATTGTGCAAATTCGCATGGCACACCATTTCAAAGCGCAAAAGGTTTCTCGCAGTGGTTTGTTGAAAAAAAGAATAAAGCTGGTTTGCCAAAGAAGTGCGTACCACATGGTTTAAGGAAATGCGCCGCAAAAAGATTAGCTGAAGCTGGCGTTGGAGAATATATGCTAATGTCTATTATGGGATGGACAAATCCGACACAAGCCAAAAAATATATTGAAAAAGCCAGCCGTGCTAAAATGGCTAAATTAGGTATGGATATGTTATCTGGAGAACAGAATAAAGACTAAAAGTGACAAACTTTATTTTAGAAAGTGACAAACTTTAATTTTATTCAATAAAATCAATACGTTATAAGGTAGGTGGTGACCCCTACGGGATTACGCAAATCTAATAAAATCAATGACTTAGATAAAAGTTTGTCACTTTTAGAACCCGTATTAACCCGTATTAACCCAGTAAAATGACAAACACTATTTCGGTTTATACTTAGAAATTTTGCATACCCTATTTCGGTGACCCCTATAACATTCGAACCCATAATTAATTTTATAAAAATGTATATTAGAGCTTTACACCATTACCTGTTAATGGTACGCTAGGGCAACGCAACCAAAAAGTTTGGAGATGAAACAAAAGTTGATTTTATTGAATTATTGAACAGAGCATAAAGGGGTAAAGCTAATGGGAAAAATTGTTAAAGTAAAAATCTCTCACACTTTGGAAATTGATACTGAAAGTTGGGAAAATGAGTATGGGAATAAATTTGATAGGTCAGATGCAGAGTGTATAAAGCTCAATTCTTGTGATTATATCAATCAACATTTCGAAAATTTAGGTGTTTTGAAGGAGCAAGGATAATGGAAAATGGTTTTATTATTAGTGTAACTATTTTATGGGGCGAGTCATCTGACATAGATTGTGACTATCCAAGAGATGAACCAGTAACATATAAATTCGAAAATAATGCAGAAAAGCAAGCATTCCTGTTAGGTGTGAACGAGGCTCGTGGGTGTTTAAGTTGGCGAACAATCGGGGAAAGCAATAGCGACTATCAAACAATGGACGAGTACAGAATTGCAATTTCGAAAAAGGAGCAAGGATAGTGGCAGACAAAGAGCATTTAGCTGAGTTAAATCGTATTCGGGTTCTGAGGCATTATGAAAATAAGAAAGAGCAAGGCTTCTCAAAATTTACAGTTTTTTGTCACGTTGATGACAGGCCAGAAATTTTAGATTTTGCTAAGAAATTGAGAAATAAAAGAGAGGGCAAAGATTAGTCTCTTATATACCCCTCTCGTATCTCTGAGAGTATCCCTGATGCACTGTAATCACCTTCTGGGTCATCGTTCCCCACAAAGGTGCCAAATCGCTTCTCAGATACGTTAAAAACGGGGTAAAGAAACTCTCCTATATCCATATCGTACATTGCGTCATTGCCTGACCTCAAATGTACTTCGATAATATGCTCACCTCGCCACTCAACATTTAAATCGTCTACATCATTTGGGAACCAGTGTGGCAAATATTGGCACTCTTTTGGAACTTCAATTCTCTCCCAACTCTCAAATAGCCTTAAATTTCTATCGTTAACCTTACCTCGCATTGCGTGTATTGGCTCCCACGGATATGCGGAAGTATTACCGATAGCGTTAGTCGTCTTTTTATAATCAACCGAAACATGATCGCCTTTGAAATACTCGCACCAAAAATGGCTAGGGCTTAAATAAGCATGATCTCTGATTGCTTGGGAATCTTTTTCTGGGTCTAGCGAAATTACTTTTGCATCAATGCCCATCCCATAAAGATTATAAATTGGTCTGATGATGTACTTGCCCTTTTTAGAAATTGGAACACAAGCTGGGCCAGCGTCATATCCTAGAGTTAAGGCAAGTTCTAATTTATTAAAAATCCAACTGTTTTGGGGATATGCCTCCCAAGCGTCAACGTCATCCATTAGTGGCCTCGGAAATGAATTGTGTGCGTCCACCATGATTTTATGAAAAATCTCTCGCGTGCTAAAAATCTTCTAATTATCCTCTTCAACTTTTTCACCTTGGCAACACTCTTCGATATTACATTTACATTCTGTGCATTGTTCGTGTCCGTGAACAAACACCCTACCCTCTCCCCGACATCGAGGACATTTCTCGCCTTTTTCCATTAATCCTCCTTTAAAAATAACTGTTTTTCTGCCTCTCGCCTTTTGACTAATCCAGCCAATATACGCCCACCGCCTCTTCTCCACTGCCACCAAATATCGGCTGCACCTAAATAATCTCTTCTGTTTAAGCGCATTCTGATTTGACTTTTTTGGAAGTTGCCAGAGCCAATGTTAAAGGCAAGGCTTACACACGCTGAAAACTGATTTAACGTAAGTGGCTGTTTAAGTAATCTTGCAACCGACACTTCAAATCTACTGAGGTCTCTCCGAAGTAGTAACTCCCCTTCCGCTTCGGTAATCTCTCTATGATCGCGCTGAACGCGATGACCATCAAGACCATAAATTGCCCCGTAAGAAATAGTATATATATTGGAGGGACACAGATAAGGGCGAGAACTAAACCCCTCGAATCTTTTAATGAGGTTAACAGCTTCATCATTGGTTACTTGCTCCATTTTTGGGTAAGCCGATTGCCGAAATAAAATGAAATAATACTCGCAAAGATCAGCGAAGTTTCTGGGTTCCAAACCGTGTTGAACATTGCCGTATCAATGAACCCAAAGGCTAGTAAAATAGTTAGAATAAAAAACTCTAACGCAAAAAAAGCGCATATCGCTGGCCTAATTAAACCGCAGATATTATTGACCCATTGTGAGCTATTATTAGCCACTGTCTGCACTGTTTTCTGTATCTCTACATTGGCGTCACCAATCGATGTAATAACCGCCTCTTCACGCCTGTCTGCACTCTGCTGGGCAATCATAGCAAGCTCGTGAGCCTTGTCTTTCGAGTCTTGCCTACTTTCCATAATCTGTTTGAAAATGCTAGGGCCAGTGCTGGACACAAACCCTAAAACAGAACCTAAAATTGTTAACATTAGACCTCTCTTATAATATCTCTTGTACTTTGGCTTAACTCCTCCAAAGCATCACCAACGGATGTATCTTCAAATTTACCGGGAAAAGAAAAAGCTGTGCCAACAGCCGTACCCTCTTGATTAAAATCTACGTGGCTGTAAAATTTGCCGAACGGGGTCTTTACTTTCTCTGTAATACAATAATATCTCGACACTTCTTTTTCCTTAATCATGGCGTCTCTCCATTCCAGCGACCACCTTTTTCCAAAATCATAGGCAGTAACTTAGGTTGCCCACTTAGTATTGCCCCACAGCCGATTATAGGGCGTTTGAGCGTGTTTTTATTGTATGCGAAGGCAAGTGAGGCATCGTCAATTAAACAGCCTACAGTCATGCCCCAGTTTAGCTCTAGGGGTGTTCCGTTATTAACAATTTCAAAGGTTCCGTGATGGTGGCCTTGAACAAAATTCATGCCAATCATCTCAACATTTCTTTTTGTTGAAACGCTCATTCCATGCACAAAATAAACATCTTTACCGCAAATGTTTCGCGTGAAATGTGGTCTCCACCGCCAACCGTCTCCACGATTTCGGGCTATCGTGCCATCTGGCAAATGTTCGCCAAAAATAACGTCTTTATACCCCAAGAGCATATGTCGTGGAAAACCATGCGCTTTGCCTTTACGATAGTGCATTGACCCGTGATTACTATCGACCAGGTCAACAATGGGGAATACTTTCTCTAACTCCCAGAGAAACTCCCTCCCCTTTTTTAACTCGTCGCCAGCCGCGCTCAAATCGGGATCGCTGTCATGGAAAGACATGGCATGGTTATCAAGTTCGTCACCAATACAAACCACCCACCCAAACTTATATTTTCGTTTGAGAGCTTTTAAAAATTCTAAACTGTCAGGGTGGTGGTATGGTGCGTGTAGATCAGATATAACTAATCCAGCATCCATATTTTTTAACTACATTGTTAAATTAATTTTTCTTCTATCTTTACACATCCAGCCTTCGCCTCAACGATAGAGTGATTGCCTTGGTAGATAACTTTAAGAATATTAGCACCTCGTAAAAGACACTCTGAAAATGTTTTTGTCGGTGGCAAGGGATCATTTATTATTGTAGGGATACCAACTTCCCCAGTGTAAATGAATAAGAATACTACAGCTTTAAACATCTATTTCTCCACAGCCGGGTGGACACCATTGTGCATTTTTTCAAGTTTTGTTAATCGGTCAGAATTTGTTGAACTAGTAACCAAAATCCGCTCAATTTCACGATTATTAATCTCAAGTCGTTCTGGTGACATAATTCCTGATAAAACATGGGTTTTTTGTGCGTTCAGATCGATTAAATTTTCTTGACGGTCAGTTCTCTTATCCAAATCGCGCAGTCGCAATTCTACGTCAGTGCTGTGTTTATCTAACTGTTCAATTACTGAGGAAAGTTTTTGTTTAACGATGGCGGCTGCTGAGACAATGCTAATTAACATACCCCCCAGCGTGATAATCAACTTTGCATCTATCTCCACTTGGCTTACTCAGGAGCAGGGTATTTAGTTTTAACCGCCTGACGCTTTACTTCGAGAGCATCTGCATCAGTTGCACGACCTTCTACCTCTTTTTCCCACAGAGCTACCATTAGCTCGTCTACACTAGGGTATGCGTTTTGACGGTATGCTTTATAATTGTCTGCATAGAACTCATCGTATGTTGGAACACCGTCTGAGTTTTTACCGTCTTTGTCAGTTC